ATTTGAAATTATTTTCAACTCTTTTAATACTAAAATCAATGATTATCAAAAATAATTAGTCGTTTGCTTTTTGGATTGATATTTATATTAAACAAAAAGAAATGGAAATAGACTATCAATTAAAAGAACACCTAAAACGAGTATCAACATTTGCATCATTCAAACTTAATTTACTAAAAGATGATATCAGCAAATCAGAAAGATTTGATATCAGTGATTTCAAGGTGAAGTACTTACTTCTAGAATTAACAGATTTCAAAGATTCACATTTAGTACAAGAATTATTAGCACTGGGTGATAAGATTATTGATTTAAAAAATAAGTAATGACAATAGAACCCCAAATGAAACCAATCAACCTACAAGAATATTACCCACTGATTTATAAAATCGTGAATAAATTTGATTCACAATATCATGCTGAACTATTCAATGAATGTTATATACAACTGGATACACTTTTAAGACGTTTTAACGCATCATTAGGAAAGTTTGAAACATATGCATACCAGCGTTTATATTATTGTTGTGTTGACTTCATAGAAGCTAATAATTTTAATCATGAATCATTTGATGAAATCATTTCAAATGAAGATGGTGAAGAAACTAGAAAGATTGAATTATTAGAATCTAGTTATGATTTAGAATTAGAATTCATCAGAAGGGATTTCTTCAACCATAAGCAAAGAACATTAACTGATGTTGAAGTTTTCATTCAGAAAAAATACTTCATAGATAAATTACCAGTAAAAGATATTCAACGCATTTATTACCCATTTCATTTGATTAAATCAAATGATACCATATACCAAATCTTAAAAAAATAATGACAATATATAATTTAATAAATGACCCAACACATTTAGCTATAATTCTACAATTAATAAGAAATGGTATTTTAAAAGATACTACCATATTACAACATAGATTGATATATAGCAGATTCTACCAAATAGAAGGTAGTAAGGGTGAAAGATATTCACAGTTAGGTGAAGAATACAATCAGCACCCAAACAGCATACAAAGAATAATATTAAAATTAAATAAACCAGCAAGATGATTACAATAGAATCTTTAAGACCAACAATATATTCAGTTACAGTTAAACTGCATGGTATCAGGTTATTTAATAATGATTTACAACAAGCTGATGTAATAAAATGGGATTTGTTATTTAACTTCAGTGATATAAAAGAAGTACTGGTAGGTACAGATATAGAATTTACCAGTGATAAAAGGACTTATAAAGAATGCACAATCTTCAATGCAGATATCATGATTCAATTCAACACTACAGATAAAAGAAAACATGATGAAATATTAGCAGTGGTACAAAAGTACTTAGCTAATGAATTTGTAATTCCTCTAGATTAAAATTCAATTATGAAAAAACAAACCAAAAACAATGTAATCAGATTAACAGATAAAGAAATTAATATACTTAATCAGCTTAGAGATTACCAAACCACAACAACTTCACAAGAACAAGTAGCATATCAACCAAAAAAAAAGAAACCAATATTATATAACAAGAACAAATCAAGGGTGTTAATCGTTGGGGATTTACATGCACCATTTGATTTAGATGAATATTTACAGCACTGCATTAACATGTATAAAGAATTCCAATGTAATGCTGTAGTGTTCATTGGTGATATTATTGATAATCATTATTCAAGTTATCATGAATCAAACCCAGATGGTATATCTGCTGGTGATGAATTAGATATAGCAATAGACAGAATACATAGATATTATAAAGCATTCCCAGATGCTACTGTTATAATTGGGAATCATGACAGAATGAGTTATAGAAAAGCATTCAGTGGTGGTATATCTAAGAAGTGGGTGAAAGATTATTCTGAAGTACTAGGTACACCCAGATGGGATTTTAAAGTAGAACACATTATTGATGATGTAATCTATGTTCATGGTGAAGGTGGTACAGCTAGAACTAGAATCAAATCAGAACACCAATCAATTGTACAAGGTCATTTACATACACAAGCATATATTGAATGGTTATTCAATTCTAAGAATAGGGTATTCGGTATGCAAGTGGGTACAGGTATTGATTTTGAATCTTATGCATTTGCATATGCTAAAGCTGGAAAGAAACCAGCAGTATCATGTGGTGTTGTTCTAAATGGTGAACAACCATTTCTACTACCTATGATGCTATAAAACACTTTCAAAACATCATTCATTACAAATGCAACATTTTCATGTTGCATTTTCTGCTTTTACCCCTAATACTGGTGATATAGTAATATATGAAGGCTACAATTTATGTTAACGGTGTAATTGGTGATGATACTAATTTATTAGATGTTATTAGACAATTCAAATCATTTTCAAACCCTACAGAAGTAGAAGTAATCATCAACAGTGTTGGTGGTTCAGTTGATTCTGGTATGAGCATCTTTAATTATTTAAGAAACTTAAATATTCCAGTAACCACTATAGCTAAACAAGCTTATTCAATTGCAGCTTCAATTTTCATGGCTGGTGATAATAGGATTGTAGAAGCTGGTTCAGATAGAATCATGATTCACTTTCCATGGGCATCTGTTGCTGGTGGTTCAGAAGAATTAGAAATGGTAGCTAAAGAATTAAAAGCTATTGAAAAGGACTTCATACAATTTTATTCAAACTACACATCAATAGATGAAAATGCTATTAAAGACTTGCTACAGAATGAAACATTCTTATCAGGTGATGAAGCATTCACTTTAGGATTAGCAACTATGGTACAAGTACCATTAGCAGCTGTAGCATATTATAATAAAGAAAACGAAAATAAAATGACAAAAACACAAAAATTTTTAAAAGCCATGGCTGATTTCTTCAAGGAATCAGAATTGAATGCTTTACTAATTCAAGATGCAAATGGGGTTGAAATCAACTTTCCAGATGTAGCTGAAGGTGATGAACCACAAGTTGGTGATAAAGCAGAAATTGATGGTCAACCAGCTACTGGTGAAGTTGTAATGCCAGATGGTACTACAATGGTTTTTGATGGTGGTGCATTAACAGAAGTTAAGCCATCAGAAGAAACTGAAGAAGCACCAGTTGAAGATACTGTTGAAGAAGAAGCTTCAGCTGAAGCTGTTGAAGAATCTACAGAAGAATTAGTAGAAAATACTACAGAAGAATTAGTAGAAGATTCAACAGAAGAATTAGATGTAGAAGCATTCATCAAGATGATTGAAGAATCAATTACAGCTAGAGTTTCTGAAAATATTAAATCAGAAAACAAAGAATTAAAAGCTGAAATATTAGCTATGAAAAAGCTAGTAGGTTCAGAACAAATAGCTGTTCAAGTTGCAGAAACTAAAACGAACACAAATAATAATAATGATTTGCCTAAATCAGTGCAAATATTATCAACACTAAGAAAAAACAAATAAAAACATGGCATTAGATGTAAGCACAATCACAGGATATGTGGATGAAAACAAAAATGAATTAATAGCTGCAACTGTAGCTGGTGCAACAAGTGCACAATTATTAAACCTTCAAACTGGATATAAATCTAGTGGAACAATAAACGTATTAGATACTGATGTTGTATTACAAGCAGATTCATGTGGTAGAACACCATCTGGAACTACTTCAGTAACACAAAGAATTTTATCAGTAGGTGAAATCAAAGTAGAAGAAGATTTATGTGTTAAGGTATTAAACAAAACATATTTACAACATGCTGTAAAAGCTGGTTCTAAAGATGATGTATTACCATTTGAAGCTGATTATACTTCATTGAAAGCAGAAAAAATTGCAAATGCAATGGAAACTGCTATATGGCAAGGTGATACTGGTTCTGGAACTGTAAACTTAAAAAGATTTGATGGTTTCTTAAAAATCATTGATGCTGAAGGTTCTGTTATAGATGGTAACACTGGTGCATTAACTGCAATCACTTCAACAAATATAGAAGCTGCTGTAGATGGTGTTTATGATGCTATTCCAGCTGAATTATTATCAAAAGATGATACTGCTATCTTCATGGGTCATGATACATTCAGACTTTATTCAAGAGCAGTAAGAAATGCTAATTATTTCCATATAGCACCAGAAGCTGGTATTACTTCAATGAATGTAGCTGGTACAAACGTAAAAATTTACGCTGTAGAAGGTCTTAATGGAACTTCAAGAATTATTGCTGGTAGAACTTCTGGTTTTATTGTAGGTGTAGATTTAGAGAATGAAGAAGAAACATTTGATATGTGGTATTCAATGGATGATAAGGTTGTGAAATTTGATGCAGCTTTTAAAATGGGTGTTCAAGTAGCATTTCCAAGTGAAATTGTAGAATTCACATTAGCATAATCTACAAACAATTAAACAATAATAATTGGGGGTGATTATTCACCCCCATATAAAAATAAAAACAATAAAAAAACATGGCAACTTGCAATAAAAAAATAACCGATGATATGCTATTTGACTGTTCAGCTAGTGGTAAAGCTGGGGTTGATTCTGGTTTTGCAGTTATTATTAATTCTGAAGATTTAGATTTAACTGGTACAACTGTATCAGCATCAACTATTTCAGATTTAATTTTAAATTCTGGAACGACTGGTTATAAATTGGAATTCTATAAGCAACTAATTAATGCTAATGGTTCATATTCACCAAATGCTGAGGCAGTTGATGGTTTTATCCATACAGTAAATTTAAGAATGAGTACACCATGTGCTGAATCAGCTAATCGAGCAACCGAGATAAAGAACGGTAGGTTTATAGTTATTATAGAAACTACTTACAAAGGAGTTAATAACGGTGATGCATTTCGTGTTCTAGGTTTTGAAAATGGCTTAGAATTATCTGAAATGCAGACAAGTACAAATGAAAATGCTAGTAATATCACATTTTCATTAACGACTAGAGAAGGAAATTATGAACAATATATTCATCACATTTTCAATGAAACAAATTATGCTACTTCTAAAGCAGCATTTGATAGTTTGTTTGCTAATCCATAAGAATTAGATAAACATCACAGTAATTATCAGGTAGATAAGGGTAATACCTTTTCTACCTTTTAAAGATTAATATAAAAAAGGTATGAAAAACTTTCAATTTAAAAGTCCAAAAATAATGTATAGAGTAGCTAAAGGTTCATCTGAATTAATTAGCAATGATAGAATGACTGATGAAAAAGCTATTACATTTTTAAAAGCTAATCCAGCTAGAATAGACCTATTTAGAGTTTACCCAGATAACTGGAAAGAAATGTTAGAAGATTCAACTACTGAAGCTGAATTTGCAATAGACCCAACACCAGAAAAAAAAAAGGTTGTGGGTGCAAAGGCTGATTTAAAGAAGTTAAAACTTAAAGATTTAAAAGAACAATACCCAGATATAAAAGTTGATTTCGGACAATCGAAAAAAGACTTCATTCAAAAGATACTTAACCAATAAATGAGATTATCATATTCAAATATAAAAGCTAGTATTCTATCAGTTAAAAAAGATAAACGTACAGATGTATTTCATTTTGGTATTGATAACCTATTTCCACAATTAGTTGAAGAACTTATTAATCAATCAGTGACTTCAAAAACTTGTGTTGATAAAGTTGCTAAAGCTATGTATGGTAAATCATTTGGTGATATTGGTAAAATCAGTATCAATGCTGATGGTCAATCATTAAATGAGGTACTAAGAATTGCATCTAGAGAATATGCAAAACACAGTAATGTGTTCATACATATTGGGTACAATGGTGAACTAAAAGTTAATAGTATTAAAGTAATACCAGTAGCACAAGTTAGAGTTGGTAAAAATGATGATAATGGTTATTCTGGTAAGTACATTATTTATAATAATTGGGATAAAACACAAGGTAGATTTGATGCTAAGAATTTCAAATATATTGATAGATATAACCCATTAAAGAATGTAATAGAATCACAAATAGAAGCTGCTGGTTCAATCATAAAATATAAAGGGCAATTACTTCACATACAGAAAGATTCTAATAGCATATACAGCTTATCAGATTTGAACCCAGTTCTATCTGAAGCATTATTAGAAAAGAATTCACAAACATTCAGAAGTAGAGGTGCTGAAAAAGGATTTTTGAACACCAAATTAATGACAGTTCAACCATTTTCATCAGATGATGAAAGAAGTGATTTCAAAAATACTTTAGAAAATCTTCAAGGTGCTGATAATGCTGGTAATGTATTACTACTTGAAGCTAGTCAAGCTTCAGATGATTTAGCATCACAAGTTAAGTTAGATGATTTATCATCAAAATACAATGATAAACTATTTGAATATTCAGATGCACAAGCTGAAAAGAATATAACAAAAGCATTTGGTGTACCAATGGTATTGATTGATACAACCAATGATGGGTTATTTGGTAATAGTGGTGAAATGCTACTAGAAGCTAAGAAACAATTATGGGAATCTAGAGAAGAAGAAAGAGATATGATAGAAGAAGTATTTGTGAAGCTTATGAATAATTTCAAAACACCAATAACACAAGATTTAACAATCATTTCACCATTTAATACTGAACCAACAAATGACAATTAAATTATTAACAGCTGAAGAATTTAGCAACTATAGAAATATATCTAAAAAACAAGATACATCTAAGATAGATGAAAGTATTAAAGAAGCACAATCAGTTGATTTATTTGATGTTTTGGGTTCTTTCCTATTTGATGTTATAACTAATAAAGATAATGTAGTATATGCTGATTTAATGACTGGTTCAACATTCACATGTGATGGTGAATCTTACATTCAAGAAGGTATAAAATCAGTATTAGCTGATTACACATATTCAAGATACTTATATAAGATAAACACCAATCATACACCATTTGGTTTACAGCAAAAATTCACTAATAATTCACAACCAGTAGAAAGAAACATTCTAAAGGATATGCAGAAGCAAACATTAGTTGATGCTAATATCAAATTCAGAATGATTGACAAATATTTAAGAGAAAATCAAACCACATTCAGTAGATACTGTACAGGTAATGATTCAACTATAACCAGCTTTTCACAGAAATTTTCAATTCTGTAATCAGCACAATAAGATAAAAATGAAGTAAAAAAAACAATTAAACAATGGCAATAAATGCAACAGATATTAGTGTAGCAGCTAATGGTGACATCAGATGGACTGGTGGCGCAACCCCAAATTATACGGTACTAGAATTACACAGATGGTTACAAGCTTTAGCAGATGATGAATCTTCAGCTGGTGATGATTTTGTAGATATTTCTAGATTAACACCTTCTGAAAGAAGTACAGATAACATTATTACATTATTAGGTACATATAACATTGATGATACAGTTGCACAACATTTATATGCTGGTTCAGTATCACAAAATGGTGGTAATGATTTATATTCTGGTTTAAGGGTGTTAGGTGCTGTTAACAACACTTTAACACAATTAGAAATTGTACAAAACAACACAATATTCACTGAATTCTGGGGTGACCAATCAACAGGTGGTTATAATGGTGATGCAGTATCAGGTATTTTAATGCGTGTAATGATTAAATCAAGAAGTGGTGGTACTGATATTGATGGTAAAAGAATTAGAGTACAAGCACGTCATTGGGGTGATACATATGATTTCTTCAACGTGACATTAGGACAAGGTGAAGCAGTAGCAGCGATTGGTACAACACCAGATGCACAAAATACAACTGCACAATCAGGTGTAACTGCATATTCACATGTGACTAATACAGAAGGATATCAAACAATTGATTTAAATAACGGTAATGGAGCACAACCATACTATTCTAAATGGACATTTGGAGCAGATACAGCTGGTGATGGGTTAAAATCTATCTGGGAATACACAAAAGATTTGACTGGTAATGGTACTGGTAAAACAATTCATGGTATAAACGGTGAATTATTTTTAGGGGTAACCCATTCATATACATATAATACTGAAACTGGTAATTCATTCATTGAAGATGATATAATTACATGGGGTGCTGGTGCAACTGCTGGTACTGGGTTATTATTAGCATTAAACGATGCTGGTACAACTGGTGATGTATATTTTCAACTATTAACTGGTGTAGCACCAACAAATGGTTTAACAATTAATAATGAAGCTGCTGATGGTACACATGATACTGTAGCAGTAACTTCTAGAACTGTACCAAAAATATTTGGTGGTTCATTCACAGGTACATGGATTGGTGCATTCGGTTTTGGTATTGATTCTGGTGATTTAACTGCTGCTGATACTATTCAAGATTTAGCTGGTGTTACTCAAACACCACCAAACAATGTAGTATTTACAGTATCTGGTTTAGTATCTGCTGAAGATAGGGTTCTAGTAGCACCGAGAAGTGCTGGTATTTTACAATTAGACCAAATGGCATCAACAACAGTAGTTTCTGGTGCATCAACTATTGTAATGCAAAGTGCAATTCCAATTGATACACCAGCTTCTGGTACTATCAGGGTATTAGGTGATGGTGGTGTTTATGATAGAATACCATATGATTCATATGCTGGTTCTACATTCACATTAACAACTTTTGCACCAGATGATGTGACTAATGGAGCAAATGCATTTGTATCATACATTGATAAAGATGCAGCAGCAGCTGCTGAATCATTCACAACAATTTTTAATGCATCTAGGGATTTATTTGTAAGGGTAAGAGATGGTAAAGCATCACCAATCAAAACATTTGAATCACAAGCTGTATTATCAAATACTGGTGGTTCAACTGTAGCATCAAGAATTACAGACGAATAAAAAAATTCAATAATAACAATACTATAAGGGTTTATGGGGGTAAAACCTCATAAACCTATAATTACATCAAACAACTATTTTAAATGGCAGTAGCTATAAATACATCTGGAACATATAAGGTTGTAAGGGTCAATAATGCTGATTCTATTACTGGCTGGGCACTTATAAAAATAGAAGGTGCTGGTGGTACACCATCAGTATTTGCTTCAGTTGGTACTATTGATTTAGTTAAAGAAGGTACTGATGCAGTAGCATCAGTTGTAAATAAGCAAAGGGTTTACGTTTATCATACTACAGCAGCTGGTTTTGATTTTACAGCTTCTGGTTCTGGTGCTGGTTCAACTAAAGTACCTTCTGGTATATCTTATATATGGGCTGCATTTTTAGCTGCTGGTTCTGCATTAACAAAAGCTAATGGTGGTTTACAAATAGCACTAAGTGATGGTACTAATACATCATATTGGAATGTTGCTGGTAGTGACACATATTCTGGTGGTTTTATTAAATGGGCAATCTTAACATCAGTAACACCTAGTGAAACAAGTGGTACAGCTGCTGATTTAGGTGATATAACTAGAGTTGGTTTTGTATGTGATGTTGGTGGTACTACTACAAGGTTTGATAATATGGTTATTGATGCAATGGAAGTTGGTAATGGATTAACTTTTATAGGTACTACAACTAGCAATAAAATGTTCTTAGAATCACAAGCACAAGATGATGCTACAAAGATTGGTATTCTAAGTTTAGCCAATGGTATTATATTTTCACAAGGTAGTGTATTGTTCAGTGGTACAGATATGACATCTAATGGTGAAACACTTGTATTTACAGATACAATTGGTGATACATACACTTATAATTTTGATGTAACTGGTACAATAACTATGACAAATTCAATTGTTAATGGTTCTGGTAATGTTAATTATGATTTTAATACTTCTGGTGCAACTGCATTCACTATGAATGGTGGTTCATTAGGTGGTTTTAATTCATTATCTACTGGTTCTGGTCAAACTATGAACGGTATTGTATTTCAATCTGGTGGTGGTTCAACAATACCTAATACCATTTCTAATAGTTCTTTTAATCTATGTGGGTTAATTACACTTACAGGTACTTTAGATGGTTGTACTATAAATAGTAGTACATCATCTTCATCAGTTATTACAGCTGATTTAGAAGATATATCAAATTGTACATTTATTTCAGATGGTTCAAATCATGCTGTAGAATTAACTTCTATTGGTGGTGGTACTATGAACTGGGATAATACACTAACTAGTTATGTTGCTGCACCAGCAACAGGTGCAACTGGTAATGAAGCTATATATGTAAATGTTGGTTCTGGTACACTAACTATAAATGTATTAGCTGGTGCAACAACACCATCAATTAGAACTGCTGGTGCATCTGTAAATGTGGTATCTGGACTGGTGACAACCAAAGTAATTGTAAAAGATACTGCTGGTGCTGTAATACAAAATGCTAGGGTTTATTTAACAACATTAAGTGGTGGTACACTACCAGCTGATACTGTAATATTTAATAGTTTAACTGATGTTAATGGTGAAGTATCTGATACCCGTTCATTTGCTACAGACCAACCAGTTGATGGTTGGGTAAGAAAATCAACAATATCACCATTATATAAAACATCTAATCTAGTTGGGATAATAGATAGTGGTGCTGGATTAACTATCAATGTACAAATGATTGATGATGAATAAAGAAACTGAAGAAAGTATAGAATCAACTAGACATAATTATGCAGCATTAAAGCAGCTACATAGAATTGCAAATAATGAAAATGATAGATTAAATGATGATAATAATGCTTTAAAACAAGAAGTTAAAACATTAAAAGAAATTATAAATGCACAAACTAAACAGTTAACTGTATTTCAACAAATGGTAACTGAAGCATATACTACTTCTAATACTATTAAAACACAATATATAAACCAAATTCAATTATTACAAAGTGAATTAGATAGATTAAAAAATAATGATTAATGGCTATTACTATAGATTGGCAAAGCAAAATAATAAACGTACCAAAAGCAGATTTAACTTTAATTCAATCTACACCAGTAGAGATTAGAGAATTAAATCTTAACTCTTTTAGATTAACATTAAAAGATTTAGAAGATGATGAAGCTGGTATGGTTCATTTAGATACACATTCACATAATACTGAAGTATTACTAGGTGGTATTGTATATGCTAGGGTAATTGAAATTATCAATGGTTATACCATAACATTTGAAGATGGTCAATATTCTATAAATCTAGTTGGTGCTAATAGTAATGTTGGTGATGTTGTTAATCCTAATCAAGTATCAATTCGTTCAGCTAATTCAGCTGGGTTAATATCAAATTCTGCAATAGAATTTAGTTCATTTTCTGATGCAGTGACCATTGATAAAGATAATGTAACTGGGTATTCAACTGATGGTACAATATTCCCTACTGGAACTAGACAAACACCAGTAGATAACTTACCAGATTTACATTTAATAGCATCAACAAGGGGTTTAAATAGGATAAAAATCATTGGGAATATAATGTTAAGTAATGAAGCTGATTGGAATAGATTTGAATTTATAGGTGAATCAGCAACCAAAACATTAATTACTATTAATCCAGAAGCTACAGTAAGCAATTGTGAATTCTATGATGCAATTGTTACTGGTACATTAGATGGTAATTCACATATAGAAAGATGTGTTATTACAAATTTAAATGTAATTGATGGTTTTGTATTTCAATGTGCAATAGGTAATACAATCACATTAGCACCAAATGTTATAGCTAATATATTTAGTTGCTTCTCTACAGTACCAGGTGTTGAAACACCAGAAATTAATTTAGGTGGTTCAGGTGTTCTAGCAGTAAGAGATTATAACGGTGGTATGTTATTATCTAACTATGGTGGTTCTGGTTCACATAGTATTGATTTATCATCTGGGCAAGTAAAATTAGCATCAAGTATATCTGGTGGTACATTCGTTTTTAGGGGTGTTGGTAAATTAATAGAAGAAGATACAGGTAACCCAATATCATCTGGTATATGGAATAGTGGAGTTACTATAGTAAATGAACTATTAAATTCAGCTTCAATAAATACAATACTTGATTATGCTAATGCTGATGAAGTAAAAGAAGCTGATGGTACATTAACTAAATATAAATCTGGTACTAATGAAGTATTGGGTGATGCAAAAACCATTATAGAAAATTGCGATACTGGTGAAGCTAGTATAATCAAAAAAGTATAATGAGTTGGAATATATCAAGGTGGTTAGGTAAATGTGGTTGCAATATTTCAATTACACTATCAAGATGTATTAGATGTATTGATGATACTGTAGAAATAGAACTAATAGTTGGTGATTCACCTATTACCCTATCATACACATTTGAAAGCCTTTTAACGCCACTTTTAAGTACTAATAGTACAGTAAGTATAAAAGGTGATAATGATTCATTAATCACTATTGATTTAAGCTTAGATAGTGATGTATTAACTGAAGAAATGAAAGCTTCATTAATACAAATAATAACTACCAGTATTGGTAATATAACAATAGAAAATAATAATGATTCAACTATAACAGAACAACTAATAATAGAATCATTAATAGAAGAATTAAAAAATAATATAAGTAATCAAACTAATGATATTCAAACACAAACCAACATTGAAATCAATAGTGATAATAATTCAAACATAATTTAAAATGGGTAAAATATATAAAGGTCAAACTAAACTAAATCTACAAGTAACTGTAGGTACAGATATTACTGGTGGTAATGCAGTAATTAGATATGTAAAACCAGATGGTAATAAAGGTGAATTTTCAGCTTCAATACTATCTGCAACAACTGGTATAATAACATATGTACCAACTGATTCAACTGATTTAGATGTTGTAGGTACATGGGTATTCTGGGGTTATGTGACCTTCAGTGATTCTAGGGTTGCAGCTGGTGAACCATTTGAATTAATAATACATCAAGAAGGTACATAATGTATAAAATAATGATAGAAAATATAAAAGAAATATTACCATACCTAGGTACACTAGCTATTGCTATTACTGCATGGTATAAAGATTATATACTAATCAGATTAGGTATTAAGAAAAATAAAGTAGAATTAGAAGCTTCTGATATAGAAAATGTGAAAGCTAATCTAAGTATTTATAAAGATTTAATAGATGATATAGATTCAAGATATAAGCAAAGATTAGATGATATTGAAATCTCTTTTTCAAATACAATTGCAAAATTAAAAGGTGATATAGAATCACTACAAAGATTAAATGATGATTTATCAAAAATCATAACAAAACAACGTGCTAAAATTAAGTACTATCAAGATAAATATGGTTTAGATTAATCTAAATCAAGTACCCCAAATATTCCAAATAAATGGCAATAATTATTACATCAGCAGATACTGGTTATTTTATATATAATGATGTATCATATGCTAGAATATATCAACCACTGGTACAAGGTGAACTAGGTGTTGGTGTATATAATGTTAATGATGTTAAGCAACAATTGATTAATAGTAATCATTTCAGTGCATATACAATCAATAGTTTAACATATACATCACAAACTGAAACTATTAAAGCACTTCTAGATGTTGTATATCAAGCACCAGAACAAGTTATTAATAATACCCAGATTTCAAATTGGAATGGTGCATACAATGATACAATTACTAGTGCAACCATAACTGGGTCAACTTCAAAAACCTTAACATTAAATCAACAAGATGGTGGTACAATTACTGCAAACTTTACTGATGTATCTGGTACAGGTGATAATGATTATGTTGATTCAGCTTCATTTAATACTGGTAATGGTTTATTAACCTTAACAATGTTATCTGGTTCAACTGTAGAAGTTGATTTAGATGGTAGATACTTAGAATCTGGTGATAACATATCAGAACTAACTAATGATGTTGGATATATAACAGGGTTTACAGATACTAATACAAATGATAATGATTATACAACTGGTGCAACCTTCAACACTAGTACAGGTATATTAGAATTTTCTAGATTATCTGGTGGTACATTTAATGTTGATTTAGATGATAGATATTCATTAACTGGTCATACTCATGTTATAACAGATATAACTGATTTTACAGATAATAGTTCAAACTGGAATACTGCATATGGTTGGGGTGACCATTCAACTGAAGGTTATGAATTACAAAGTAATAAAGGTATTGCAAATGGTTATGCACCATTAGATTCTTCAACACTAATACCAGCAGCATATTTACCAGCAGTAGTTATTACTGAAACATTTGTTGTAACTGGTGAAACTGAACAACTAGCGTTATCAGCACAAACTGGTGATGTTGCTGTAAGAACTGATGAAAATAAATCATACATACTTCAAGGTACAGACCCATCAATATTGGGTGATTGGCAAGAATTATTATCACCAACTGATGCAGTATCTTCTGTAAATGGTTTATCTGGTGCAGTTACCCTTAATTTAGGTTTTACTTCTGGTGATTTAAGTATCACTGGTGGTAATACAGTTGATTTAGATACTAGATATTCTTTATTAGGTCATACACATGCAACTGATAATACTGATGATTATGTAGATACAATGAGTTTCAATACTGGTACAGGTGTATTAACTTTGAATATGTTATCTGGTGATACAGTTACAGAAGATTTAGATGGTAGATATTCATTAACTGGTCATACACATACATTTGCAGAAATAACATCAAAACCAACTACAATAGCTGGTTATGGTATTACTGATTATAATAGTTTATGGGATACTAGACTAGGTACAAAATCAACAACTGATTTATCAGAAGGTACAAATCTATATTATACTGATGGTAGAGTATCAACACTTGTAGATAAAGCTTTTATTGATGCATTAAATGTTGATGCTGATACTTTAGATACTATTAATTCAACACAATTCTTAAGAAGTGATGTAGCAGATAATAAAACATCAGGTAATCTTATTATGAATGATGGGATATCTTTAGCATTTGGTACATCTACTACTACTAGTAGATTTGCAGCATCAGCTGGTGATACCTATTGGGTAATAGAAACTGGTGATGTAATTATTAGAGATAATGCAACACCTAGATTTACACTAGGCAGAACTACTGGTGATTTAACATTAGAAACTGGTGTATTAAACGTTGATGGTATTGGTGATAGTTATTTCATGGGTAATGTTGGTATTGGTACAGCTGCACCAGCTTACCCATTAGATGTTACTGGTGATATTAGAGCAACATCATTTATAAAATCTGGTGGTACAGCTTCACAATTTCTTAAAGCTGATGGTTCAATTGATTCTAATACTTATTTAACAGGTTATACAGATACCAATACAAATGATAATGATTATACAACTGGTGCAACATTCAATACTGGTAATGGTGAATTAACTTTGAATAGATTATCAGGTGGTACAGTAGTGGTTGATTTAGATGGTAGATATTTAACATCAGAAACTGATTCACAAACACTTTCATGGAATGGTGCAACTAATGATTTATCAATATCAAATGGTAATACTGTTGAATTAACTGGGTTTTCAGAATCAAATCATACACATGCAATCACTGGTTTAACAGAAGGTTATAATGAAGAAGGTACTAGAAGTGGTACTGATTTAAAAGTATATATAGGTGATTATGATGATAGTGGTAATGGTACTAGAATTGAAGTAGATGATTTTGCTAGAAATATCATAATCAATGATTCATATTTAAAATTTTATACTGATACAAAAGGTATTGCATTTGAAACCATAACTGGTGGTCATTTAGGGTTCTTAAACCCAACTGGGTTATCTGGTACAAAGAATTGGTATTTACCATCAAATGATGGTAATCTAACAGTAACAGTTAATGGTGTAAATACACCAAGTACTGGTAGTGTAGTTATTGATGCTGATGATATTTCAGATGCTGCAACTACAAATAAATTTGTGACTGCAACTAACATTTCAAATTGGAATACTGCATATGGTTGGGGTGACCATTCAATAGAAGGTTATTTAACAGGTTATACAGATACCAATAATAATGATTATGTTAATTCAGCATCATTTAATAGTGGTAATGGAATACTAACTCTAAATAGATTATCTGGTGGTACAGTAACTGTAGATTTAGATGGTAGATATTTAGAAAGTTATACAGAAACATCACATGCTGATGTTGTAGTTGATGGTGATTTTTCATCTAATGGATTATTAAAAAGAACTTCAGCTGGTGTATATACTTCAATTACTGATAGTAGTTCAAACTGGAATACTGCATATAACGATAAAATTAATTCAGCATCATTCAACACTGGTAATGGTATTATAACATTAACCCAACAAGATGCTGGTACAGTAACAGTTGATATTGATGGTAGATATTCTACAACAGATACACAATTAACTGATGAACAAGTACAAGATAAAGTTGGTGCTATGTTTATTGGTAATACAGAAACATTAATCACAGCAACATATCAAGATGCTGATGGTACAATAGATTTAGTAGTTAATAATGATTTATCACAATATGATAATGGTACATCTGGATTCTTAGATTTAACTGATTTATCTGGGTATCTACTAAATACAACAGACACATTAACAGGTGTATTAACAGTTACTAGTGATATAGAAACTGGTGGTGATGTAAAATTAAATAGTAATAATAGGATAATACTTGATGGTGGAGCAGATGAATTTGCATTTATAGTAAATGATTTAGCTAACACTTACGGTAAAGGTGCATCAGAAATAATAATTTCATCT